TTTCTAGGGGTATATCATCCCCTTGGATATGCTCTGTGATCATTTTACGGGGTATTGTGAGTCGAATGTTGGCCATTACAGAGGCTAGGTTATCGATCTGCCCCTTGTCTGCGTTGCCCTTTAGCTTTCCAATCATCCCTGCAAGCTGGTTTATCTTGTGATCTTGCAAGGTAAACTTGTGGCTTTGCATGGTAAGCCTTTCTTCAATTTGCTTAATCCTGTAAGTTAATGCGCCTATTGCCGCCCCTTCCTCTGTTATCATGGGCAACCCGCTTTCACCCAATCTTCTCTCCGAGCAAAGCCCATCACCTTGTAGGTGGGGGGTGAGTAGCAACTATTCCGATGGTTATCATTCATTGGCTGATTCCCTTTCTTGGTTGTGGTTTGATTCCGTCTCTGACAATTTCTGGCGCAAGCTCTCCAATCCTTCACGGGGGTCTTGCCCCCAATCCTCCATCCGTTCGATTCGTAGTAATCAAAAGCCGACTCTGCATCAGTTGTCCCCCACCCGATCTCCTTTGCATATGCAGACCAATCAGAGCGAGTGGGGCGCAAGCCCTCTTTCTTTGCCTCTCTCTTACTCTTATTGTTATTGTAATTGTTATTATATACGATAGATGGGTCATCTTGAGGCTCAAGATGGTTCATCTTGGGAGCATCTTGGGAGCATCTTGAGGTCATCCTTCGAGCATAGCCGTCCGATCTATCCTTCATTTTGGCTAGGCCAGTAGCTACTCCTTTGTGATATATCGCCCCATCTTTCAGCTCATAAACCCCTGCAACCTCAAGCTCTTTGAGTAGCGGCCTTGCATCTTCTCCAATCATTCTGCTTATCTGTTCCGAGGTGGGTGGGTTTCCGTTGATGGTAAGCTTGCCCTCGGCCTCGGCTTTGTACATTAGGCATAGTAGGTGAATCCATAGCCCTTTCGCACCAAGACTCACTAAGGCCAACTTTTCATTCGATAGCCATCGGTTAGGCTCAAAGGCAAACCAGAAGTTGTCTCTCTTCATTTGCGCTTCTCCTTGTCCCGCTCCCGATACGCTTTGGCTCTTGCTAGGAGTTCCTTTGTTACCTTGTGGGAGTAGTCGAGGTGCGTGCGAACATCTTTGAAAGCCTCTCGTTGTGCGGGGGTTAGGCTTGCGAATAGTTCCTTCATTCGGCTTGCTAGGTTTTTGTGGAGGTCGCCCACTAAGGCCAATCGTTTAACGCTCATCGTTCCACCACTTTCTTATCGCATCCCACAATAGTCCGAGCAGAAACATCGCCCCAAGAAAAACGCCGAATAAAAAGGCGAGTGCCATTCCAACTTCTACCAACAGCCTCAGAGTGGATAAAAGGAAACTTATCATTTGGGTGAGGTCGGCCACGCCGCCCATTGAATAATTTTAGTAGCGACTTGCCAATCCCCGATATAATAGTTCGGTTCAATATACCGGCCTCCCAATATTTCGCCGTCTCGATCCAATAAGATTTTCGCATAGTTGTCTGGTCTTTCTTTTGTTGTGTGCCATTGAAGCATCGTCCACTTCACCTTCGGAATCTGAACATCAATCGACATTTGCGGGTAGCCTCCTTATGGCCAGCACGATATCGTTAAGCGTGTCCTTTATCACTTGGTCTTCTGTGCTGTCGGCTATCTGTTGAACCAACTCCGCACATCGACTCCTCTCGCTGGCCTCTGCCATCCTCAAACCCTCCCGCAGAATTGCGGAAAGGTCGGGGAGGATAGTTGCCCCTATTGATAGCGTCTTTGGAATACTAGAATGGAATTGCATCTTTTTTGTCTTCTTCGGCTAGTATCTCAGCAATGATTTCATTCCGTAGCAGATCATTTGCGTATGGCTTCCCGTCTGCGGCGGGTTTCAGTTCTTGCTTGGCCAGCCAATCCAAGTAGTCCAGCCCCTTCCCACTTGGGAGTTGGCCAATCTCTCGGAGGCTAGAACCCTTGTGCTTGCCAAACTTCAACACCATATCCCGCTTCTCTGTCGTGGGCGATTGCTCGCTTACAAGTTGAGCCGTGATCTCGGCCACCTCTGCCTTTGTAATCTTGGCGGGAGGTGCTTCGTTCTTGTGGGTGTTCAGCGGTTCGTTGTCGAACCCGCCGTGAGGAACTTCCTCAGCCGGGGTCGTACTCAAATTTCGGTCGATTAGCACGACCACATGTGCGAATGCAGACCGACAAGCCCGACTAATACTTCGTGTTTGAACCATGGCACGCCGTGAGTAGACCGGGCGCTTGCTCCACATCTCTTCGTCATCCCCCAAGAACCCCTCGGCTTGGGAAATCACTTGTCCTGTATCCATCCGCTTGACTTCACCGATACACCGATAGCCATCTTCAACACGCTCAACATCTCGGGCTGAGGCTACGCACCCGTGAGCTACTGCGATGGCTTGCCATCCCTCGACTCGGACATATCGCTTTACCCCGATCTGTTGTGCGGTCGCATTTACGATCTCCCTGCATACGCTGGCTACATCCGTAGCCTGTCGCATATAGTTAAGCACTCCGTTGGAGTGGCCTAACCCTTGATCATTCTTTACAATCATCTGTTCATTCATTGGTTGGTTGTTCCTTTTGGTTCAATAGTTTGGGGTGCTTCCATAATGTCCGTACTCCTCACGCTCCCGCCGAACTGAGTCGGGGAAACGCATGAAAGAAAAGTCTTTCTTCTGGTCATGCTCGGTATCGGGTATGGATTCTGCTTTGATTTCCGTCTTTGGTTCTGTCGTTGCTTTTGTATTCTTTGGTTTCTTCATTTGGTTGTTCCTTTGGTTATGGTTTCTACTATCGGGTTAAGCCATTTCTGTGAGATGTCGTGGGAGGGGATGCGAAAAACTAGGATGCCTTTCGAGGCGGCGAGGTTGTATTTTTCCATGTCACGGAGGAATCCGCTTGGCCGGGTGTGTCTCCCCTTGCTCCAAATTCCCCCCTCCAATTCTAGTGCGACCTTCAATCCGTTGGACTCGCAATAGAAATCAAATCGAAACTTTCTCTTCGCATCAAACTTAAACTCGGGGGTGAGCTTCGGCCCACGGAGAACCATCCAAAGCAACTCGAACTTGCCCGAGGGTTTCAATTTCTCCCCGCCCACTCACCCTTGAAAAGAGGAGTTGGATATTTTAGTTCGGTCTTTTCTGCCTGTAATCTGTTGAGCCTATCAAGCGCAAGGAGCAAGCGACCCTGTTGGCGTTCCTTCTCAGCGGCACTCTCAGCAAGATACTTGCCGATAACTCTGATGCCATTTATTGCGAGCAACATAAAGAAAACGAGGAGAAAGATTGTCACCAGCGAATCCTCATCTTGTGCCACTCGGGGGAGCAGTAGGAGGGGTTAGAAATCCAAGGATATTTCTGATCGTCCTTGCTCACGAATCCTTCCCACAATACTTCCCCCGCCTTTTGGTTCTGATAATCCATCTCAGTCCAACACGCTTGGAGTTTGTCGTGATCGAGGCGAGGCATCCGTAGGAGAGCGTTGGCCTTCACCTCGTAGGATGCGGGTTCGATCTCCTCGATGAGTTTGAGCCGTGCCGCTATCGGGAGAGGATTGGCGGGGTCGAACGCATCAATCAAGATGATCGTTCCCTTTGCCGCCCTTGTCCTCATTCCCATTATCTCGCCGTCTATGTAGCGAGCCTTGATCTCAATTCCTTTTAGCCGCTCAAGAACTAACTCGGAGTTTTTGGCCTTAACTCCGTGGCGATTCATAACCAATCCGGTAGCTTGATCGAACAAGAACCGCCACCCATTCGCCTTCGGTTGGTGGATGTAGTCGGCGTACTCATCGCCGTAAACATTCTGAGCGCAAGCGACTGGTCGGGCAGGTAGCGGGGATTTCATTGGTGGATTATTAGGTAGGATTTCTAGGATGGCAAGGTTTATTTTAAGATTATTTCAACGATGGCCAGTACCGAGCCAGCCCCAATGATGAGGCCAGCGATGTAGGAGAGGAGGAGTTTGTTCATTTGGTTTTGCCTTTCTTTGATTCAAGATAAGTGGTTAGAAACTTACGATCTTTTGATGATATTTGTTTTCCTTGCTTTAGGTCTGCCACTAAATCGCTAGCGAGCGATTCCATTTTTGCCATTAGTGATTCTAGTTTCATTTGGTTGGTTCTTTCTTGGTTGGGGGTTACTGGCTGATGTGTTTGGTTGCGAGTTTCTGGGCAACTTGCAAGGCGGTGGGGGCTTCGTAGTAAATGCCATCAAAGAAAGCGTAAAATACTTTCTTCCCTTTT